ATCAGCGGGCGATGGGCGGGCGGGTCCTCCGAAATCTGCGGGAGGTCCAGCATCACAACTTCCGGCGTGCCGAACACGACAGGGCTGGAAAGCGAAGCGGGCCGAGGATCGCCGGGCGGCAGGTCATAGGCGGCGCGGTCCTGGCGAACGGCTTCTATGCCCCGCGCCTCGGCATCGGCGACGGAGACCAGGCGGAATTCCACTTCGCGGCCGTCATGCGCGAGCTGGATCACGTCGGCCGGGTCCAGCGCGAGTCGCGAGGGCGGGAGGCGGAAAGTGGCGCTTTCCCGACCGATCCACGCTTCCATCAGCGCGCGGCGGCAGCGGCGCTCGGCCTCCTCGGGTGGGATCGCCATCGGGAAGGACTCGGAGGCGATGCGGGTGGTGTCGACGGTGATGCGGCGGGCTTCGACATGGGCCGCGTCATAGTCCTCGTCGGCGCGGGCAACCTGCCACTTCAGCGCCTGCGGCAGTTCGGTTTCCTGCGCGCGGACCAGTTCCAGTGCCTCACCCTCGCGGGATGCCACAAGGTGGTCGTGTGCCAAGGTCAGAACGGAAGCTCGCCCGCGCATAACGAAGCGGATCATGCCTTCCGTCTCGATGGCATCGAAGCCAAAATGCCGGGCCAGTGTGCTGATCGAGGATCGCGGCGCTTCCAGCGCGGTGATCGCATAACCTTCGACGGCACCCCAGAGGCCGGACACGTCGATCAGCGCCTCCGGCATCCCGGCGCGCAGGCAGAGGTGGCGCACGAGGGCCGCCAGCGACACCGCGCCCAGCCGCCCGGTCAGCCAGTGGCCCATCCGCCAGTTCGGACCATCGGTCCAGACATCGGTCAGTTCGGGGAAAAAGGGATAGGGCCGCGCGTCCCAGGTCCAGGCGGCGCATTCCGGCACATGCAGCATGCGTCCACCGTAAACGGCTGAGGTCGGGTTGTTGGCCGCGTCACCCCAATGCAGGTAGCTGGCTTCCAGATAGGCCCGCTGGATCGCGTCATCCCGCCATCCGCGCGAGAAATACGGCGTGAAGCTCTCGGACGACTTCGGGTCGAAGAAGACGTTGGGCTGGTTGGTGCCCCGGTCGATGGCGGGACAGCCCAGTTCGGTGAAACGGATGGGTTTCGATTGCGGCACCCATGCGGTGGCCAAGCCGCTCTCCACTCCGCCCGGCCTGTTGTAGTGCGGGTTCGTCCACCAGGCGCGCAGATCCTTGGGGCGAAACACCCACGGCTTGCCCGCAGCGCCATCGGTGATCGGCGTGCGGATTTGCGCAGAGCGGTCAGCGGGGCTGGCATAGAACCAGTCGAAGCCTTCACCGCCCCCGATGTTCGCCTGCAGATAGGCGCGGTCGTAGATCGCAGGCCAGCCTTCGAGAGCATCGGCATGGTCGAAACCGTCGCGCCAGTCCGACAACGGCAGGTAGTTGTCGACGCCGACGAAGTCGATGTTGGCGTCCGACCAGAGCGGGTCGAGGTGGAAATAGACGTCGCCGCTGCCGTCGCCCGGCTGATGCCCGAAATACTCGCTCCAGTCGGCGGCATAGCCGATCTTGGTGCCTGCCCCGAGGATGCTGCTCACGTCAGCTGCGAGGGTCTTGAAGGCGGTGACGGCGGGATAGTTGCTGGCCCCCGAGCGGATGGTGGTCAGGCCGGGCATTTCGGTGCCGATCAGGAAAGCATCGACCCCACCCGCCGCCGCGCAGAGATGCGCGTAATGCAGCACCATGCGGCGCAGACCCCAGTCGCTGGGCGAGCCGGTGAAGGCGACGCTCTCTCCCGACACGCTGAAATTCCCCGGCGTCGCCGCCCCGAACAGCGCGGACACTTGCGTTGCAGCCGTGCCGGTCTTGTCCACCGATCCGGCAAATCCGGCCGCCGGGGAACAGGTGATCCGCCCCCGCCAAGAGAAGGCGGGCTGGCCCGGCGTGGCGGCATTGGCGCTGTAGGGGTTCGGCAGGGTGTTGCCGGGCGGCACATCCATCAGCAGGAAGGGATAGAAGGTGACGCGCAGCCCGCGCGCTTTCATCTCCTGGATCGCCTGCACCACTGCGAAATCCGCAGGGGTGCCGCCATAGACCGGGCGATCTTCGGCATCACGGCTGACCAGATGAGCGCTGGCCCGGCTGACCCCGTTCACCGACCAGTTGGCGGGCGTCGTGGCCTTGGACGCGACCTCAACGCCGGGCTTCACCTTGCAGAACCCTGCGCGCAGGTCGTTGCCGAACCAGGCCACGACGAGGCTGACGCTCTCGACCGCCGGCGCCATGGCTTGCAACCGTTCCAGTGCCACCACGATGTCCGGCTGGTCGGGCAGTGCGTTGAGGTTCTCGGCCACGGTGGCACCGCCGCTGCCCTTGCGGATGGCGTCGGTGGCATAGGTGAACTCGCCCGAGGCCGGGATCAGCGTGACCGCACGGGTCAGACCCTCGGCGGTGTCCGGATCGGCCAGCGGGCGGAAAACCTCGAACGACAGTTGCGGCAGGCGGTTGCCGAAGGTCGCCAGCGCCAAATCCTCGAACACGACATAGGCCGTGCCGCGATAGGCGGGCGTGTTGGCCGCGCCCATCTTGGCGGCGATGAACGGATCGGCGGTTTGCACCTCGTTGCCGGGATACCAGCGCCAGGTCACGGTGCCCAAGTCCATCGCCTTGCCATCGGCCCAGACGCGACCGATGCCGGTTATCGGCCCCTCGCAGAGCGCCACGGCGAAGCTGGCATAGTAGAGGTATTCGGTCGTCTTGACCTTGCCGCCCCCGCCGCCCTTGCCGCCGCCTTGGGTCGTGGTCTTCGTCTCCTCGCGGAAATCGGTGGCCCAGATGATGTTGCCGCCGATGCGCATCCGGCCGTAAAGGCGCGGGATCACCGCCCCTTCGGTGGCCGAGGTGATGCGCAGCGTGTCGAGCCGCGCGCCTTCGATCCGCTGGGCGGGGGCCAGCGACGACACGATCCAGCTGTCGACGACCGAGCCCACGGTCGAGCCGATGAACCCGCCGATGGCCGCCCCGGAAAAGCCGAGGATTGCACCGCCAAAGGCCCCGCCGATGGCAGTGCCGACAGCGCCGAGAACAAGCGTAGCCATGGGGTTCTCTCAGCGTTGGGGAAAGAGGAAGGCAAAGGCGATGCGGCGTCGCCATGTTGATGTCAGCGGTTCCTCGATCACCCCGAGCCGCTCGTAAGAATGGATGAAGGCGTCAGGGCCGGTCAGGATACCGACATGCTTGGCGATGGCGCGTGGCATCATGCGGAACAGGATCAACGCGCCGGGCGGGGCATCGACGGGTGCGATATCCGGCATCATGCGGCGCGCGCCATCGGCAAGGACCTCGCGCGGGCCATTTTCGCCCCAATCACGGCTGTAGGGCGGGATCGGGAACGGCTCGGGCCCGACAACGTCGCGCCAGACACCGCGCGCGAGGCCAAGGCAGTCGCAGCCGACCCCCTTGAGGCTGGCCTGATCGTGGTAAGGCGTGCCGAGCCAGGACCGGGCGACGGCGATGACGGTGTCGGGATCGGCAGCGGTCACAGCACCGCCCCCTCGTGCCCACCGTCAGTGGTGGCATAGCGCAGGACGGCATCCTGGCCGGGGATGTTGGGAAAGCCCCGGAAGTTGGCGACATTGGCGAACTTCGTGCCGCAGGTCGCGATGCGCTTGTCGCATCCGGCGCGGATTGTGAACGTGTCGGTCCCGGCGATGGCGCGCACAGGGGCTTCCAGCAGGGTCAGGATGGCGACGCCGTCGACGAGGTCATGCGCCAGCACCTCTGCTTGCCGCCCGGCATTGGCCCCGTTGATCCAGTCAAGGGTGCCGAAGGTGAACCAGCCGGAGGTGAACCCGCCAAGCCCAGAGGCGGTAAACGCGCGATCGCGCAGCAGGTCGATGATCGCGCCGGTGCCTTTGAACGCGGAGGCCTCGAGATTGAACCCGCAGCGCGCATCGCCAAGGGTGGCATCGCAACTCGCCTGAAACGTTCGTCCGACGGGTTGGCCCAGCACATGGGCCAGCGATCGCACCTCGGCGACGAAGGCCAGCCGCCCACGCCGGATCTGGCCGATTGCCCCTCGGCGCATCAGCAGGCGCTGGCTGGTGTTCGCCCAGTTCACCCGCCACACCTCGACCGCCGCATTGTCCCAGCGGCCGTCGAGGATGTCGGTCTCGGTGATCCGGTCGGAGGACAGCACGCCCTGGGCGTCCTGCGCATCGACGGAGAGGTCGGATCCCGATCGCACCTCCGAGGCGGCAAAGCCGCTCTCCGGCTCGAAATCGGTACCGTCGAACGTCAGGGTCCGGTCGTGGTCGGTGAAGCCAAACGTCACCCCATCGGCCCGCGCGATCCGCCAGCACCAGGCAAGTGTTGTCGTGCCCTCGTCGAGATGGGCCTGCAGCGCGGGCTGCATCGCCTTCATGGCCGATCTCCCCTCGACGCCGCAGCACAGAGGGCGGCAATGAACACGCCCATCACCCCGCCCACGATCATGCCCGCCAGAAACTCAAGCATCGCCGCGGAACCCGCGTTCGATCCGGTCGCGCAGACCGATCAGACCCAGACCGAGGGTGATAAGGGTCATCGGCGAGGCATCACCCGCCCCGGCAAGGATCGCGACCAGCCTGGCCAGTTCGGCAAGCTGGCCTTGATCGGGCAGGAAAAGCGCTCCGCTGCCGGTCAGCACGGCGAGCAGCCCCGCCCACCAGGTCAGCGAGGTAGGTTGGAAATAGCGCATGGGTCAGACCCTCCGGGTGAGGTTGGAGAAAAGGTGGCGAGGCGTGCAAGCCAGCCGCTGGACGAAATCGGCTCTGTCGGCCTGGTCGGCGGCACCGGCTGACCCGTTGGACGCAGCAATGCCAGCGCCTCTGCTTCAGTCAGTCGTCTGACCGGCCGCGAGAATTCCACCCGCCCGTTCCGGTCGACCGCCCAGACTGGAATGGTGCCAGTCGGATAGCGGCCATCGCGGAACAGATCGCGTTCGGCCTCGCGGCGCGTGCGGATTGCGGCGGGCCGAAGCCACCCCATGAAGGCCTGTGCAGCGGCGGCGCGATTGCCCGCGTTCAGATGGCGGGTCAGCGATGCTTTCGCGATGCCGCCGGTATTGTAGTGGAAGCTGACCAGCGCATCGAACTCGTGCGGCTGTAGCGGCACCTTCACCACGCGCAGAACCTCGGCCTCGTAGGCGACGATGTCGGCGCGGAAGAGCCGGAACGCCTCACGGATCCCGGCGTCGGGATCAGCGGGCATGCCGCGCGGCATCCCTGTCGGTTCGGGCGGCCCTGCCGAGGCAGTGTGGCCGATGCCGAAGGTCCAGACGTTTTTGACGTCGAGATAAGGTCCCGGCACGAGTCCTTCGTGCCGGACGAGGGCCAGAAGCCCTCGGTCTGTCATGTGCATGGGATCACCCGAAGATGGAGGAAAAGATCAGGATCAGGGCGGCAACCAGCAGGCCGATGCGCAGGCGGTGGCTGAAGGCTTGTGCCGGATCGGCGGCGTCGCAGCGGATGGCGCGCGCAAGGCGGCGAAGTTCATGCATCGGGGTTGCCCCCTTTGCCACTGCGCAGTCGGGCGAGGACGACCTCGATGAAGGCGGGGCCGAAGACACCGACCAGATAGGCGGCCGAGCCTGCTGCACCCCCGGCCGGGATTGCTTGCGACGGCAGGCCGAGCCACGCGGTGATTATTGCCATCG